AAGTCAAGATGTTGGAGGCGATGAAGTACGTGAAGCTCACCGAGGGCATGACCTACAACTTCATCACGGCCGGAGACGTCGACAGCCTGAGTTACCTGAAAGTGGTGCTCAACCAGCACAGCCTGGACTATCTGCTACTGACCACATGGTGTATGGCCGCTGAGGACATACTGCAGATTCAGGAATGGTATAAGGGGGGGGCGCATCAGGCACTTAGACATGTATGTGGGCGAAATCTTCCCGAAGACCTACCGGATAGAGTGGCGAATGGTCAAGAGATTCTACGAGGAAAATCCGAACGCTGGACGTGCCGTCGTGTTCCGCAACCATGCGAAGATCTACGCAGGGTACAACGAGGAGGAAGACTTCTATTTCGGCATTCAGACGAGCGCAAATATCAATACCAATCCGAGAACGGAGCAAGGCAGCATCACAATATCGAGGGACCTTTATCAATTTTATCGGGAATATTTTGACGGGATTAAATCATTCGAATAATGGACACGGATAAGAAAAAAGAAGAGTTCCTGCAGGCGATGAAGGCCAAGCTGGGTATCATTGCGATAGCGTGCAAGCAAACGGGCATCGGGCGGCGCACATATTACAACTGGAAGGAAGCGGACAAGGAGTTCGCCGAGCAAGTGCAGATAGTCATCGAGGAGCAGATAGACTTCGCTGAGGGCAAGCTGCTGCAGTTGATCAACGAGGGAGACGTGACGGCCACCATCTTCTACTTGAAGACAAGAGGACGTGACAGAGGCTACGGCAACAAGCTGCTTAAGGATGAGGCTAAGAAGAAGGATGAGGCTGCAGCCGCAACTGTGCCGACGGTGACGGCCGAGGAAGAGCGGAAAAATCAGCAAGACTTCCAGAAGAAGGTCGTGGCCAAGCAGAAGTACCTGGTTGAACTGCTCAAGAAGCAGAAGAAGTACACGCCGGAACTGAGTATGCAGGCGAAGGTCGTGGCGCAACTGTTGGTTCGCACGGACGCACTGGCCAAGATAGTGTTCAGTGCCGGGCACGAGGCGGTCAGCGTCGAGGTGTCGAGAGAGGGCAACGCACGCGAGAAGGTCAGCGAGCTGGAGAACCTATACATGAAGTATTCCGAACTGTCTCAGAAGGCACTGAAAGCACTTGGCATGAACGTGGACAGCAAGGAGCGGAAGACCGACGGAGAGGCGGACGCGCTGCAGGAGTTTATGGACGCAATTAAATAACATAAAAACAAGGATTAATGGTCTACATTAACGGTTTCAAGTTCTATGACACGCCAGGATCTTGCGGAACGTGCACGTTCTTCATGAACGGAGCGACGGAGATGTTTCCAGGTTCCGAGTACGGCGAGTGCATCCAGTGGGGCGAACGCCACCGGCGTACTACATCACCAGGGGCGAAGTGCAAGAAGATGTTCAGAGAGGCCTTCAAGTTTCCGGACGGGTCAGACCTCACGATTGTTAGGAAGGAACGGCCGGGTCAGGACGAAGACGATTGAATTTTAATACTAAGATATCATGAGAAAACTGATGCAATGGGTACGCAGTATAGGTAAGGCGTGCATAAGATGGGTGGACGGGCTGAAAATGGTACCGCTCGTGAGTGTTAGTTCAGTGAGCCAGCTGCCACCATCGCCGGACCCGCGAAACGATGAGACATGGCACAGCCGGAACACCGGCATGAAGGACAGCGCGGGCCGTGAGATTATGGAAGGCGATATCTTGCGTCGCAGAGGGAAGAAGGTTTCATATATGGGACGTGTCGTGTGGGACACGGAGCGAAAGAAGTTCCGGGTAAGACTGCCGCACACCGTACATGAGGAGTTTCACCTTCCGGAAAACATCGAACTGGGGCACGTCATCAGGACAGCCATGTACGTGCTGGTGATGGATAAGGACGAGTATAACGATAAAATTTTATAAGAAATGGAAGTAATCAGAAACAAAATCATTCCGTTCAGAGGCTACAAGGCCGTGAACGTGTTCGGCATCCTGTTCGTCAGGGGCAGTTCGATGATCACCGAGTGGGTCATCCGTCATGAGGAGATACACACGGCGCAGATGAAAGAGCTGCTTTATGTGCCGTTCTATCTACTCTACATTTTGGAGTTCCTTTGGCACTACGCCAGGAAGCGAAACTTCAAGGACGCATATATGGCCATATCCTTCGAGGTGGAGGCCTATAAGTACGAGTTCGACAAAGACTATCTTTCGACCAGAAAACACTACGCACAATGGAGACAGAAGCGAAAGAAATGACGATGTGGGCGGCACGCGACTGTACCGGAGGTCTTTATCTGTTCAAGTACAGACCGAAGCGTAAGAGCAGCACCTTCGAAAGCATATTGGACCAGTTTCCGCAGAGATTGAATCCGAATATGCTGCGATATGTGACGTGGGAGAATTCACCGAAAAAAGTGAAAATAAGTATCATGGAGGACGAATGAGATGGAAGAAAAGAAATTTGTGATAGCGGATAAGGTGAGAATCGAGAACAGGGCCAACATGATCACCAAAGTAGACCAGTATAAACGCCTTGAGACATACAAGGCATTGATAGAGAACGGATGGCAGATAAGCGTCACACAACATGATGACTGCGAAATATACATTCACGAAGCGATACGGCAAATGGCGTTATGTTTCTTCTATAAGACCGGAATTCATGTAGACAGAGTGCCGATAGACGCAGATGATTTGGTGTTTGACAAACGATATAGGAAGTGGATGAGTGACGCGGACATTTGGACAGCGTACGAGATTCGCAAATATTACAGACAAATGAGAGGGTAATGCAATGAGTAAAAATGTAAAAAAACAAAAATTCATGTTCGAGGGACGCACCGAGAACGGAGACATAGTGTGTGGTAGCCTGATTCAAGGTGAGTGGGTGTATGGTGGAGATGCAGTGATCTATGACGAAGATGCCTGTTTCATCAAGAACACCTACGATGATATTGAATTCAGAGTGCTGCCGGAGACAGTTCGGCAAGTGGAAATCTAAAAACAGAAGAGATAATGGAAAAATTTAAGTATGAATTCGTAAATATAGCCACGGGAAAGGCACTAAAAGAGCTGGGATATAAAGAAAAAGTGGATGCGTGGAATGAAGATGGAGAAGATTTGTGGGTACCAGCGCCGAGGGTGTCGGAAGTGCGTCGATGGTTCAGAGAGAATTATGGGTGGGATGTAGTTCCGACACCGATGATGATAGCAAGAGCCGGCCAACTGCGAGAGGTGGAATACAGCGCGATAGGTACGGAAATTAATCGGAACAACACGTTTGTAGACACGTACGATGTGAAGAAGTGCTATAAAACATACGAGCAAGCAGCCTTCGAGGGCGTGAAAGCGATGACGAAGATGCTGATGTGGGGTAAGCAGATGTACTATGATTCATTAAACGATAGCCTGGAGAATTATGATCAAGTTTGAAAATGAGTTCGTGGACGAAGACACGGCACGCAGCCTTCAAGAGTTAGGCTACAAATGGGGAACAGACCATTGGTACATCGAGGTCGAGCAAGGAAAGCCGGGTGTACTGATGGGCGTTAACGCAGGGTATAAGGACGGGACAAGCACACCGGCACCGAGAGTGTCGGAAGTGCGCAGATGGTTCCGGGCGGTGTACGGATGGGACATGCAAGTATTGATGAAGCCAGTCAGGGACGGAATCATACATACGACATTGAAGTACGGGGTGAAACCGGTACAGACACGTCCTTACGTAGCGGTTATAAGCTCAATCGAAGGACGCTATTGGGACACGTATGAACGGGCCGCGATAGAAGGCGTGAGAGCGATGGTCAGAATGAAGCTCCGAAATGAGAGGATGGAGTATGACACGGTACGGAGAAGATTGATGTAACTCAAAAGCGGAAGACTATGCAGGAATATGAGCATGAGTTCGTGGATGAGGCCACGGCATACAGCCTTCGAGGCAGCGGCCGCAGCGGGAATAAGAGCAATTGTAGACGTAAAACTTAAAGAAGAGGGAGAAATGAACTATGAAGCAATATGGCAGCGACTTGTGGACGCTGATGATTGAGGCGCTGATGTGGCCGGTATCACTGGTGCTGGCCGTGCTGATGGTATTCGGAATGCTGATAGATGTAATACTCTACATCATTTTCGGCAGTAAGAAGTTCGCGGTGCTGGGTGCGATAGTCAGCAAGATAGACAATTGGTTTTTTAAACATTCGATAGAGGAGGCCGAAAATTATGAGAAGCAAGAAGAGCAACAATGACCCGAACTTATGGGTCGCAAGAGATTTGGACAATGGTTTCAGCGGTGGCGGTGTGTACCTCTTTACCCAGAAGCCGAAACGTATAGAGAAGGAAGGCTATTTCGACGAGGACGGAGGAACGGCCATTTACATCGGAGGGAAGGACCATTTTACGGAACTGACGTGGGAAAACAGTCCGATGCGGGTAACGGAGATTACATTCGGGGCCGTCGGAGAGGAGGAAGAACCATGACGGGGCAGGACACGCCGAAGAAAGACGGTGTGACATGGGAGCTGCGGTTCCGAACGTGGACCAATATGTGGCACCAGAAGGAGAACGAGGGGACCGAAAAGGAAGTCTACGAGAGACGGAGCCAGGCGCAGGAACGCATGGAGGACCTGATGGCATCGAGACGGTTGATTCATGCCGAACTCTTCCGCATCACGGAACACGAAGGGCTGAAACGTAAGAAACGGATGGTCACGGTGGACTTCAACCGGAAAGGCGAAATGACAAACTTTCAATCAGAGCGGGAATGACGGACCACGAGAAACAGAGAGAGCGCAGCATGAAGGAGCGGGTTTACCGACTTTTCGAGGAAAATCGGGAACGCTTGCTCCGCCATGCTGCGTTAAGTACCGACACACGACTGAGGCAGTACGTGGAGAGTGTGATGGGGAATCCCGAAGAGCACAACCTCTACGAAGCTTTGGCCGTGTGGCGTTTTTTTGAGATGTTGGGCCGTCACGGATGGAACGCGCATCGGGTGAACAAGTTCTGCAAGTTCTACGAGGCGGTGAAGTTCAATGGCAAGTTCGGACGCACCAGGTACAAGCTCACGCCGGTGCAGGTCTTCCAGTTCGCCAACATGTTCGGATTCACGAATGAGGAAGGGATGAGGCTCACGCGCACGGTGTATCTGTTCGTCCCCCGTAAGTTCAGCAAGACAACCAGTGCGGCATCGCTGGCGGTGTACGACATGCTTTTCGGGGACAACAACGCACAGGCGTACGTCGGTGCGAATTCCTACAACCAGGCGAAGATATGCTTTGATGAGATACGGGCTATCATGAGGGACCTCGACCCGAAGGAGAAGCACTTCCGCATCAATCGGGAGAAGGTATTTTTCAAGACGAGAGGACGCAACAGTATGGCCTGCTGTCTGAGCGGGAACGCCAAGACGCAGGACGGCCTGATGGCATCACTGGTCATCATGGATGAGTACGCACAGGCACGCGACACCAGTACGAAGAAAGGCTCCGACCTGAAAAACGTGCTGATATCGTCGATGGGAACGAGGGACGAGCCGTTGGTGATCATCATCACGACGGCGAGTGACGTGCTGGACGGCCCGTGCTTCCAGGAGATCGAGGGCGTGAAGAAGATACTCAGGGGTGAGGCGGAGAATGATACCATCTTCGCGTCCTTGTTCATGCCGGATGTGGACGATGATGAGGGGGACGAGCGGACGTGGAGGAAGGTGCAGCCACATTGGGGAGTGACGGTCAAGGACAGTTTCTACCGCGAGCAATGGGAGAACGCACAGTTGACGATTGACAACATGCTGACCTTCCGCACCAAGCTACTGAACGTGTTCTGCGTGAACGAGAAGAAGCAGTGGTTCACCGGTGAGCAGGCGCGGAAGCTGATGGGGCCGTTCGATATCGACCGAGTGGAGGGCATGGAGTGCGCCGTGGCCTTCGACCTTTCCGTGCATGATGACTTTTCAGCGGTGGACTACACCGTATTCAGCAGAGAGAAGAAATGCTTTTATTCGCACACGGAGTATTATTTTCCACGGGGCGCTTTGAAGCAGCATCCAAATCGGGAGCTTTACACCGAGTGGGCGGAGAAAGGCTGGCTGATATTGTGCGACGGGGACAATATCGACGTGCGGATGGTGGCCGAAGACATCATCAAGCGCAGCAGGAAACACAAAATCATATCCATCGTGTACGACAGCTACAAGGCGCAGTATTTGACGAATATGCTGGTTTCAGCGGGGGCGGACAAGGTGATGAAGCCGTTCAGTCAGACGTACGGGTCCTTCAACCTGGCCGTGGAATCCTTCGAAATGCTGGCATACGAGAATCCGCCGAAGTACGTGATGAACGAAAATCCCATCAACGTGTACTGTCTGGAGAACTGCGTGATAGACGAGGATCGCCTGGAGAACAAGAAACCGATAAAGATAGCGCATGAACGGAAAATTGACGGTACAATCGTAAAACTGATGAATCTGGGAGCAATGTATAATTACAAGCAGTAAAAGTATGCTAAAAGGCATATTTTGGCGGTAGTGTAGAGGGCGATGAGGCTCTTTACACTACTTTTTTATGTGAAAATATGGGAAAAATATGGGACATTTTATTCAGACGTGAGGCCACGGCGGACGCTCAGGGACCGGTGAAGGTGTCGGGCGGAGCGTACAAGACCAGTGCGGTGCAGGTACGCTCGAAGGAACGCGCCATGAAAATCGCGTCGGTGTACCGTGCCGTGTCGCTGATCAGTTCAGGCGTGGCCGTGATGACCATGCAGTACCGCAGATACGACCACGTGAAGGGCTACTTCAAGTTGAACGAGGACAGGAACGGGGCGCACATAAACTATCTGCTTTCCGTGCGGCCCAACAAGCGGATGAACGCCTACACCTTCATGAAGAACATGGTGGCGCAGGTGCTGCTCACGGGTAACGCCGTCATCGTGCCGGTGCGCGACGTGTACGGGCAAGTGCAGGAGTTGAAGCTCGTGCGGCCAGGCTGCGCGGTGTACGATGACCTGCAGGACGTGTACACGGTCACCGACTACATCAACGGCATTAACGGCGTGTTCACTTCCGACGAGGTCATCCACATCAAGAACGTGTGCATGGATGGAGGGTACTGGGGACTGAGCACCATCCACTACGCAGCCCTGACGCTGGGTATCGCTGCCACGGCCGACGTGGAGACGGAGAAACGCTTCGCCACGGGAGGACGATTCAAGGCCATCCTGCAGAACAACAAGACCGCACCGGCGTTCAGTGCCTACGAGGACGATGAGATGAAGGCCCTCGTGGACGACATGCAGCAGCGACTGAACGAGGGAGCGGACATCATATCGGTGGCAGGCGACGGGCAGCTCACGCCCATCAGTATGAGTTCGGCAGACATGCAGTTCCTGGATTCGAGAAAGTTCACTATCCGAGAGGTGGCCAGGTTCTTCAATGTGCCGCCTTCGAAACTGATGGATGATACGAACAGCAACTACAAGAGCACCGAGATGAGCAACATTCAGTTCTACTCCGAGGCCTTGCAGCCGATTGTGACCGAGATAGAGCGCGAGTTCAACGCCAAGCTGGTACCGGAGAAGATGTACGGAGAGTATCGCTACGTGTTCGACATTCACGCCATCTACGCTTTGGACCTGGAGAGCCGCAGCAAGTGGGAAAGCACGCGCATCAGCAACGGACAGTGCAGCGTGAACGACATCCGGCGCGAGAACGACCGCGAGCCCATCGAGGGCGGTGACGAGGTGTACCTGTCCGTCAACCTTGCGCCCATCGGAAGTCCGAAGTTGAGCGGAGCGGACACAGCCGCACCGTCAGGGGAAGGAGGCGAGCCATGATCATAGCGGGCAGCATGACGGAGCGGGTGCATATCCTGTCGCCGGAGAGCGAGCGGGGCGTGTACGGCGAACTGAAAATTGACTGGAAGGACGTGAAGACCGTATGGGCACGTGTCGTCTACGCCAAGGGGAGCAGCGTCATCACGTCCGGAGAGGAATGGTTGAAGCACAGCGTCACAGTCACCATGAGGGACAACGCAGTGATGAACGAGCGATGCCGGTTGCTTTGGGACAAGAAGGTCTACTCAGTGGATTCCTTCAACCGCACCAAGACGGACGGCACGATTACGGTAGTGGCCACGTACATAGACAACGGATTCGAACAATGGATGGAAGAGAGGAAGGAGGACGAGGAATGAAATATGTGACGTTAGAGGAACTGAAAAAACAGATGCGTGTCGACTTCGACGAGGAGGACAGCCTGATAGAGACGTACGGCGATGCGGCAGAGAGGCAGGTCATCAGCGACACACGGCGCACGGAGCGCGAACTGCTGGAGCGGGGATGGATGGAACGGGAGGATGAGGCCGACATACCGGACGAAATCACAGCCGACTACTTCCCGCGGCGGTTGAAGGTGGCGGTGATGATGCTGGCGGCGCACCTGTACAGAAACAGAGAGGTTGTTTCGTCAGTGGCGCAGAATTGCGTGCCATACAGTTACGATGTGATGGTAAAACCGTACGTCAAACTTGTTTAGGTATGCTAAACAACATGATTTGTCGGTTAAGTGTAGAAGTTTTCGTAAAAGTTATAACAGATGGAAAAGAGAAACGAAGAGACCAGACACGGCAGCGGCCAACTGTTCCAACCACGTTTGCGCGAGGCAGAGGGAGGCGGTGAATCCCGCACCATTGAAGGCTACGCCATCGTGTTCGACGAGCAGTCAGTGCTGATGTGTGACTACTGGGATGCGTACCGGGAGGTGATCGAGAAAGGAGCGGTGACGGCCGAGGACCTGAAAGGCTTCGACATCAAGATGACCATCTGGCACAATAGAGAGAGGCTGCTGGCGCGGAGCAACAAGGGCAAGGGCACGCTCAGACTGTCGGTGGACGACAAGGGCGTGAAATACGAGTTCGAGGCACCGCACACGGCCGACGGTGATACAGCGTTGGAGCTGGTCAGACTGGGTAACCTGTCGGGCAGTTCGTTCACCTACTGGACGGACGAGGCGAACAACGTGTCCTATGAGAAGGATGCCGACGGGGTGATCATCCGTCACGTCAAGAAGATTAGCGAGGTGATGGAAATGACCATCGCGAGTGACCCGGCGTTCAGCCAGACAACGGTGTCGGCACGCGAGGTGGAGGCGCACGGCATCAGTCTCAAGAAGAACGAAGAGAAGAAGGAAAGCGGAAAGGACCTGATGGCACGCCGCGAGTACAGAAGAAACAGATTAGCGAATTTTAAAGGGTAATATTTATTATGGGAGCAGCAAAGAAAATGACGGTCACTGAACTGGTGACCAAGCGAAATGAGTTGATCAGCCAGCGCGAGACCGTGAACGTCCGCCTGAATGAGATGGAAGACAAGGCACACGCGGAACGCCGCGAGATGAACGAGCAGGAGAAGCTGGAGTATTCCAGACTGTCCGATGAGTTCGACCGCCTGTCGAGAGAAATCACCATGAACGAACAGTTGACCAAGGTCATTGCGGAACAGCCGAAGACGCAGCGCAGCAAGAACGACATCTTGCGAGAGATGCTGGTGGAAGGCAAGAAGAGAGAGTTTATCTTGAAACGTGAGGCGAGCGCGGTGACCACCGACACGCTGGAGAGCGGAGGTATGATTCCGTTGTCCATTCAGGACATCATCAAGCCGCTGGAGGACGGACTGATTTTCGGTAAGGTAGGCATCCCCGTACAAACAGGCGTGAAGGGCACGCTGCAGTGGCCGGTATTGGGCAGCGTGAAAGCGTCCATCCAGGGTGAGAACGTAAAGATCGACCCCACGGGCATCGACATGGATAAGATCGTGGTAAAGAAGGGCCGTATCGCCGTGCAGGCCGAGGTAACCAACCAGGCACTGAACGACAGCGACACCGATTTGCTCAGTCTGATCATCGAGCAGTTGAAGAACGGCGTGGAGCGCACCATCAATCAGGTAACCTTCACCCACGAGAAGTTGACAGGTCCCATCCAGGGCCCGTTCGCAGGTGCGAAGGAGCAGGGCACTTTCGCCGGCAGCGTTCCTACCTTCAAGGAACTTATTAAGATGAAGGGTGCGGTGGCAGCTACCGGCGTGAACATGCTGGGCTTCTGCTACGTCATGAGCGAGAACATGAAGGCCGAACTGGAGAGCACCCCGAAGGATGCAGGCAGCGGCCGCATGATCATTGAAAACGGTACCATCGCGGGCTACCCCGTATTCTGTACCAACTTCATCAACTACGGAGCGGACGGCACGAAGTCGAGTGCGGAATATATCGCAGCCGGCGCGTTCGCATATCTGGCAGCCAACCAGTACGGCGAGGCACGCCTGATTGTGGATCCTTACACGGGCGCAGGTTCCGATAAGATTATCGTGACGCTGAACACGGAATGGTCACTGACCACGCTGCGTTCCGAGGCGTTCGCACTCTACAAGACCAAGACAGCGTAATCGTAAGTCATAGTTTCATAATTCAAGTTAGTTATTAGTATTGGAGATGGGGATGGAGTTGATTCATCCCCATTTTTATTTCTTGATTCTTAAAAATTAAATTATGGGAAGAAGCGTAAGGGTTGAATTCAAAGCGGAGAGCGGGCAGTTTGAAAAGGCAATAGCGAACGCGCAAAGGAGCATTCAAGGCTTTGTAAACAAGAATATGACGCTGGACGGAGTGCTGGCCGGAGTGACAGGCACCATCGGCAAGCTGGCCGGAGGTGTGGGACTTGCAATGGGAGGGGTAGAGGCATTTAACAGAGTGATCGCAGGAAGCCAGACTACATCGGACGAATGGGACCGCATCATGCGGTCGGCAAACACCACGGTAAACGAATTCTTCTCCGCCATCAGCACCGGAGACTTCACGGCGTTCAGTACCGGACTGGATATGCTTATCAGCAAGGCACGCGAGGCGCAAATGGCACTAGACCAGCTGGGGAATACGACCATCAGTTACAGATATTTCACATCGAGGAACACGGCGAAGTTTCAACAACAGCTTGCCATCCTGAAGGACCAGGAAGCCACGGAGGAACAGCGGAAAGCAGCGCAACAGAAAATGTTGGAGATACTGTCAGACCAGAAGGACATCACCACACAGTTCGGTGCGGCGAGTGCCGACGCAGTGGCAAAGCTCGTGGTGGAGGGCAACCGGCTGGACGCTTCGATGATCACACAGGACGACATCGACAACGTGTTGAAGCAGGACGTCAGACTGGCGGGCGACGAGCAGAAGAAGGAATGGGCGAAGCAGTATGACGAGTACAGAAAGCAGGTGGCCGAAATCACCAACAGGAATACCAAGTGGGAGACGGTAGGCTACGGTTTGAGCGCACGTCCCGTACGGCAGGTGGACACGGAGGCAATCAACAAGGAGCTGGCGCCACTGAACAAGCAGTACCTGCAGGCCATCACCTACAACGAAGTACTGGTTAAGCACAGCGACGACTGGCTGAGGAACCTCACGGAGATCCAGCAATCAGCCTGGAGCGCTGACCAGGCGTTCGCATCCATGCAAAGGACCTACGAGCGTGCCACGAAGGGGACCTCTTCGAAAGGAGTGACAACGAGGAGCACGAAAGCCACCGCACTAACCAACCAATGGGAAACGCCGGAGATGACCACGGACGAAAACGGGTACCAGGTATCGAAGCGGTTCTTAGAGGGCATGGAGTCTTCCAAG